TGAAAGCAACCTTCGCACCCTGACTCGTGACACCCGTGACGTTTCCGGCGCTGATAGCGGCGGTCTCACCAAAAGCAGACGAGAAGGTGATGCTACAAGCAACGGTCTGAGTGTTGAACGATGACGGGAATCCGGTGGCGGTAGCGTCAGCAGTAGCGACAGTTCCCGAACCGAAAGCGCTGATCTGAGCGGAACTCAACAGAGGCGTGACGCAACCGTTGAGCATGTTGCGCTCTTCACCCAACAGGTGTGACCAGAGTGCGGCGGTGTGGCTCAACTGACGAAGGTCGGTGTAGCCCTTACCAGCGAACTCAGCCTGAAGCGAAACGCTGTCCGAGATACCCTGCTCGACGAACGACTGCACGATTTTGTCGGCGGCGTAAGTGATCTGGGTAGGACGGTTCAGAGTGATTCCGTTGAAGGAAGTCGAAGCCGAGTTGGACGTGAAGAACGTGCTGAGGTTGGAGACGCTACCAGTACCGGAGTTAGAAACACCGTTGATGCGACGGAACTCAACAGCCTGACCAACCGCAGTCTCACGAGCAACAGAGTTGCGCAAGGTCAGTTCTTTCGGAACCAACAGACCGAGGACGGATTCCAGGTTGTAAGGCACAAGACCCGTGACGCCGGAAGTTGAGTTGTTCAACGGGCTGGTCAGGGTGATGTTCTTCTGGATGTCAGAGACGTTTGCAAGAGCCGAGTTCACGGCGGCGAGGGCGTCACCGGAGATGGACTTGCTGATTTCGCTGGAGAACTCGCTGATGCGGTCGGCAACGGACGCCTTCTCGATGACACCACGCTTGGGGTCGAACGAGATTTCGCCACGAGCAGACTTCTCAAGGGTACGAGTGTGGACGGCGCTCAAGGCAGACTTGTAAGCCTCGAAGCGTTCGACGCGCTTTTCGGCAGGAAGTCCGCCGAACAGTTGGTCGATTGAAGGAGCGGCCATAGCCATGATGCTCCCCTTTCTGTGGGTAGTTGTTTTTGAGTGACCTAGAGAGTCTTGGCCTGATTCTCCAACGCAATAGCGGCGTCGAAGTAAGCAGAGCGCATCTCTGGATCGGTGACCTGCTGTGCCATGTAGCGACGGCGTTCAGCCTCCACTAACAGGGCGGTTGCTTGCGCAGACTTTTGGGTCTGTGCTTGCGTCTGGCGAAGCGCTGGCCCGCCAGGTATTGCCATCTCCTTGACCTCGTCGAGTTCAGCCTTGATGCCCTTGATGACATCCTCCTGACTCGCTATGAGTGCCTTGTAGGTAGCGATTTCTTCCGTGATGCCGAGGGCCTTCACGATTTCGAGACGGAGTTCCGTCTTGGTTTCTTCCGTAGCGTCGGCGCTGGAAGCAGACTTGATGAGGTCGGCGCTCACGCCGAGTCCAATGTAGGCCATGTTGTCATCATCCTTGTTCTCGTCCCATCCGGTGAATGGGGCTTCGGTTTCGTTTTCGCTGGCTTCTGAAGTCCACCAGTCGAGGTACATCTTGAGAGCACAGAGCAACTGCATAACGTCAGAGATTTCGTTCTCGTCTCCAGCCAGCATTTCGTCCAGTTCAGCCTTGATGAGAGCGATGAGACTGGCACGAACGGCGTTGAGGTCGGCAAGGTTGTGTTCCTTGTCATCCGCTTTCACGAGGTCGGGGTGAACTGCCTTGAACTCTTCGAGGGCGGCCTTGAGGTCAGCGACCGTCTTGGTCTTTTCGGGCTCGGTTGCCTTGAGTTCACGGTTCTCGTCAGCGTTGAGCGTCGAGAGGCTCTGCTGGGTGATGTTCTCGCTCTGGTCGGCAGGTTCTTCGCCGGTTCCGTTGCAGATTTCGCAGGTCGCAACATCGTCCTCGACGTTGGTCTTGTAGCCAGTACCCGAGCAGGCGTGGCACACCTGAGCGGCGGTGTGAGGGGGTTCGCCAACGGTGGTGGGCGAGGACAGGGTCATCTCGGCTTCAGCGTTCATGTCGCTGGACTTTTCAATCTCGGTCACGGCAAGGCCCTTCACTAATTCTCCGCCAACGGATTTGGCGATTTCGATTACTGCTGACGGGTTGGCTGGACGATCCACGAGGCTGAGTTCCACAATCTTCCCACCGACGATTCTGCCACCAGGGGCTTTGTCATCCTTGACAATTCGAGCGCCCTTGATGCCGATTGAGAATCCGGTGTAGATGTCCTCTTCGACCATCTTGGCGGCTTGCTCGTCGACAATCTTGGCGGAGACTACGAAGCCGGTTCCGACCTGCTCCATCTCCATCGCCTTGCCGATGGCCTTGCTCTGGTGCATCTCACGGATGTTCCCGATTTCCATCCACGCCGGCATAGCCGACTTCAGCCATTCCGAGTCGCAGATTTGCTCGTCGAGGTCGAGGGTTTCGTCAGTAGCGATTCCCTTGACGTGCATGTAGCCATCGTCACCACGCTTGGCGGTGAGTCCTCCGAGATAGGTGTGGATAATGTGTTCAGACATTTGGTCTCCAATAATAGGCGATGACTATGCGCCACCGTAAGGGCATGGGGTTATTCGTTGATTTCGTCTGCGCTGACCGTGGACTGACCAACGATCGCACAACGACAGTTCGGGTGTAGCGGTGGGTACTCGTCCCCGAAGTCGTGGTTGCCTTCCATGTCGGCGCACTCGTCACAGGCTCCGTCATAGGCCAGCCACTCAAAGCCAGGTAGTCCGGCGTCCACCATTGAGTCGAGGCTCGAGGCGTTGTAAGCCCGTGACCCTTCGGTCTGAGCAATCATTTCGGCTCGGGCTGGGTCGTTCACAATGGCGTCGAGCGAGTCAGCGATGTCCGATGAGGGAAGCCCCTGGTCAAGTCCGGCGGCAATCAGGTCACCGAGGCGAGCCATTGTCGTGTCGGTAATGCCCTTGATGGTCGCATTCGAGTTGTCGAGCAGGGACTTGAGTCCACCCCCAGCAACTTTGGCGGCGGCTTCGGGGTTGCCTGGCTTCCAGTTTGACCAGTCAATCCCACCGGCGAGGGCTTCTAGATCCGATGAGAGACCGGCGGCCTTGCTCGTCGTTTTCGGTTTGAGGGCAATCAGTCCGTTGTCGGCGTAGATTCCCTTGAGAACGGCCTGTAAGGGCGCTGAGTCGAAGCGAATGTTGTGCTGGACAGATTGCTTGGCGGTGACCTTTGCGCTGTCTTTCGAGCCCTGAGAGTGACCGGCTACTGCCTGAGCGACTGCCTCTTTGAGTCCACTCATTCCATCAGCGATGGCTTTGCGGACGAGGGGGGCGTAGTGAGCCGTGACGAGGTTCTGCTCGTGATGACCAGGCAAGTCAGTCATCTGGCGTTTAGTAAGCGAACGACCTTTTGGGGTATCGGTTATCTGCGCTTTCAGAGTCTCGGCCTCATCGGGCGTGTGGAACTGAAACACGAAGTCACGAGCACGGGGCTTGGAGACGAATCGCTTGTAGGCACGAGCCTCGGCGGACTTGGACTCTTCTAACGTTTCGGCTTCGACTTCGGGGACTTGCGGTTTCGCTTCTTCTTCAGCGAGTCCTTCGGGCTGTGCGCTCGTTTCGTCAAGGGGGTTCTCCTTTTGTCCGACCGTCTCACCGGCTGAGGTTTGCTCCAGCATTCCCTTGAGGAACTGAATCGTTGAGCCAGCGACAATCATCGGCTCGTCGGCTTCGGGCATGTCGTAGAGGGGCATACCAATCTCACCACGAATGTCGTTCATGGTTAGTTGCCCCGAATAGAGGCTGGTCTGGAACGCCTGAGATTTCAGGTTGGCGTCGTTGCCGGATTCTTGGTCGTTGAGGATGAAGGTGATGTTGCGGTCTGTTCCGAGGTAGCGACGGCAGAGGGAGTTCACCATCTCAATGATGAAGTTCTCCATTGGCTTCTTGGACACCGTTTCGGCGTTGTCCGATTCGCCCTCTTGTGCGCCCTTGCCCCCACCCATGCCAGCACGAGCGATGACGCCCAACTGACTAGGGGAGACACCGAAGGCGGAACCGATGCGCTTGATGATGAATTCGTCATAGTCGGATCGGTAATCCGCGGAGATGGACTTCATCTCAAGGGGGTGGAAGCCCGCGGGGAGAACTTTGACTCGGTGACGCTCCTGGCTAGAACCAGTCAGTTTGTCGTTCAGCACTCGCTCGAAGGCCGCCAACTTGAGGTGATCCAACTCTTCAGAGTTTGTTTCCATCCACGTCTTAGGGGTCGAACCGGCCTGATACTCGTCTCTCATCCACGTCTGACGCTCGAGGTACAAGGTTGCCGCAGGGATGCACTCTTCAACGGCTGAGAATCCGTAGGGGCTCCAAGTGCGACGGTTCTTGACGAACACGCTCATCTGGTCGGTGAGGAAC